CATACATTGCGTTGTGAAATATTTTTGTGTTTGTTGCTTTACAAACATCTTTTACATAATCGAGTACAATTCTTTTATCTAAATTACCTTCTCTATGTCCTATCGGATAATAACCAGACCAATCATCTACAGCTAATGCAACACCAATAATTTCTCCTTCACCTATAACTGCTCCTGATCCTCTTGATTTTAAGTTTGGATCTCTGGTTTCTAAGTCGATTGCTACATAAGAATATTTAGATAAGTCTGGAAATATTTCTGGAACTGTCCATTCCGTTTGTGCTGTAAACATTATAGTTTCTCCAATAGTACATTTTCACCTGATGATTTTCTTTTAGGATTTGTTTGTTTAAAAATACCTTGCTCTATTTTGTATGCAAGATACTTAACATAGTCAGGTAGATAAGCATCATCAACTAATAATCTTCCACCTTTAACTAAATTTTTTTCTGACCAATCAATATCAAAATAAAAATCATTTAAACCATGACCACCATCAACATGAATAAAATCTAAATCAACATTTAATTTTTTACCTTTTAATATTTCTTGACTACTACCTTTTGTAAATCCAAATCTATCTTTAAATTTTCCATGTAAATGTTTTGCACATGGAAGTGTGTATGCATATCTACATATATCTAATGATATTAATTTCATTTTAGGATTTGCAGTTAATATAATTGTAGAACTATGGCCAGCATTAAAACCTATCTCTAAACCAAAAGTACAATCTTGTACTGCTTCTCTTAAGTATTGTCTCTTCCAAGATCTTTCTTTTATAGGTACAGACTTTTCATTTATTTCTGTATTATGTATAAAACAATAATTACCTTCAACAGGGCCACTAACTATTTTATTTAATTCTGCAATAGTTTCTAATTCTTGTTCTCCATGTGCCTCTTCACAAGTGGGTATATTTTTTGGGTAATGATCAAAATAATTTACTTGGTCTGCCATTTAAACTCCTAACGTAAAATAAAACATGGCAATACAAGTAATTAAACCTAAATCATAAACTGCAGTTAATTCATAGTTCATTTCTTTTTACCCATGTCTTTCATCTTTTTAATTTCTAATTCACAATAATGAATTATCTTCTGTATATCCTCAATTCCATTCTTATTCAAGTATCGGCATACATATTTTACTACATTGCCTTGGAAAAATGAAAGATTGTTTTTTGATATAAATTCATATGGTTGAATATGAAACTCTTTATAGTGATTCCCGCCTATCTGCTTTTCTTGTGGAAATGCTTCTTCAAACATTTTTTTATTTGTCATATTAGTTCTTCTCCTATGTTGTATTGATATTCATATCCTTGGTTCATTATAAATAAATTTTCTTTTGCTCGTGTAATACCAACAAAAAATAATCTATGTTCTGTATCTTTATTTTTTAATGCTGCCTCGTATATGATTCTTTCTAAGTCTGTAAATAGAATTACATTTTCTGCTTCTTCACCTTTAACAGAATGTATTGTAGATAATTTTATTCTTGCCGGTTTGCTTAGATCCTCGCCGCTCGCCACGAGTTCCTGGATATAATCTTTTTGATAGTCTTTAAAATTTAATACAGACCAATCTCCATGAGCCTTAAGTCCATGACTCAATCTTAGATCATCCATATCAATAGAGTCTACAGATGCTAGAGACTTGCCTCCGGAGAATCCATACTTCACATCTCCATTTTCATATTTTAAATATTCATAAATATTTTGTGCTTCTTCTCCAGATATATTTGCACCTTTGTTTAATCTATCCCAATCATTTATAGCTTTAATTACCTCAAAAGGCAGTAAGTCATTGAATTTACAGTCAAATCTGATGCCTGTATTTTGTAAATAAGGTACTAATTTTTTCATTTGTTCATTCGTTCGAGTTAAAATCATCCATTGACCTTTAGTAAAATCAATATCTTCTATCTCTAAATTTTCTATTACATGTCCTTCAGCATCTCTAGGTTGCCATGTCTTTTCTCTTCTTTCATCTATGTTTTCTAAAACAGATAATGCAAGTTTATGTACCGCACGTGGCACTCTTCTTGATTCTGTTTGATGATCTGGAGTTCCTTTTAAGTTTATAAATATTTTTGGATCTGCTCCTTGAAATGCATAGATAGCCTGATCGTCATCCCCTGCAATGTATGAACGTTTACACAGGGATTCAATGTAAAAGAACATATCCCACTGCAGAGGATTTAGATCTTGGGCTTCATCAAGAAAAACTACGTCAAGGGAGGGACATAATTTTTTCTCAACAAAATCTGAAATCATGTCTGAAAATTCAAACATGTTATAATCTTGTTTATATGAAATAATATCTTCGTTTAATTGTTCTAACAAAGGTTCACTAATAAAATCTATTAAGTCTAATTCTATAGCTGCATCTTGTAAATTTATTTTACGAGACCTAGAGTATTCAATAATTTTCATGTATTGATTTTTATATTCATGATGGCCGTTCTCGTGTTCAATAGTTTCAAAATGCATATCTGTATGACCATATTTATTTTTAAATGCATTCCAGTTTTTATCTTTTAATAATTGTGTAGAAGTATCTATGTTTAATTGTTTAGTTCCCATAGAGTGCATTGTACAAATCCAATCAAATTCAAATGTCGGATATTCTTTTTGTATCCTTTCTCTTGCTTCATTAGCTGCTGCATTACTAAATGTAATGTAACAAATCTTTTTAGGATCAATCTTATTTGTAATTAATTCATTGTTTAAATGTTTATGTATCAATGTATGTGTCTTTCCTGTTCCCGGTGGTCCTGCTATTATCGTTCTCATTCAAATGGTGCAGGTTCTTTTTTTGTTTTAACTGGTGTATATTTTTCCACCGTTATTTTTTCTACACTCCAAACTTTAACACTTTTTTCATTAATCTTTTTAACTTCTTGCTTGGCTTTAAATAAATCTTCTAGTAATCTTATTGTCTTATTTTTTGGATAAGTTTTTTCTGACCAGGATTTAGTTCTAATTAAATATAACCAGAAGTCTTTGAATTTAAAATAACTGATACCGTTTTCTGAATAAGGTTTTCTTTTTAATATTGAATCCCAATCTTTACCATCACGACTTACAAACTCTGTAAGTATTTCTTTTAATTGTATATCAACTTTAGTATCATCAGGAGCTTGAATTGGATCCATATTCTTCATTAGTTTCGCTAACATCTTTCTCCATATTAACTTACCCACTGGAAGTAATGGTGTTCCAAGTTCTGTCATACAAACTACACTAAATTTTTCAGGATCATGTAATGTAGGTCCATCAACTTCTATTGTATCTTCATCAACAGTTACAAAAAATATTGGTGGATCTGATTCATATTTTCTAATTGTAGTAATTGCAGGCATTCTAACTTCATCACCTTTTCCAAATTGTTTTGTATAACAAAGTCTTTCATCACAAAAATTACATATAGGTTTATCTTTACATCTATAATCATAATCTTTCTTTTCGACCTGTTCTTTAATTCGTATAACATCTTCAGGAGACATTATAGGTTTTACATATTTTTCATTATTGTAATTATTTAAATCTTGTTTCCATCCTGTTGGATTTGCTTTTTTTAAATAGACTCCAATATTAAATAAACCATTGTCTCTACCTGATGCTGCAACTTCTCCATTACCTTCTGTAATAGGTCCATTTTTAATTATAGTATTTAAACATGGTGGACCATTTGGAAATGGTTCATCTGTTTTTGTATTATCTTTTACTGCTAAAAAATCTCTTAACTGTTCTTCGGTTTGAACATATTTTTCATATTCTTCTACAAACTTTTCTATCGTTAAAGAATTACCATCATCACCTATTGCATATCTAACAGTTCTATCTCCACCGTGATATGGCATATTTAAAAAGTTTCCGATGTCTCCTCTATCTGCTTTGATTGTAGATTGTTTTGGAAATATTTCTGCTTTCGCATGACCTAATGCAGATGCAACCATCTGTAATTTTTGTCTCATTAAAGATGCAGTTATAAAAAATCTTGTAAATAAAAATACGTGTGCGCGCCCTGACTTGGATCTAAATACAATCAAAGGAAATTTCTTACCGC